GCCCTAGCATCACCTCGTCTTTGTTCGCGTTTCGCAGCGAGCGCTCGGCAAGGCGCTTTGCCGCGTCCAGATCCTTTACCCGCTTCTCAATCTCCAGAACGCCACCGACGACGGGGGCGCCGTCGGGCGTGAAAAGGAAGTCGAGATCGTCAACCTCGGTCACCTCGCCCGCTTCGTCTCGGCGATCCTGATCGCGGGACTGGCGGATCAACTGGTCAAGGTAGCGGTCGTGCTTCTTCTCGAACGTCTTCCTTGCGCGGGCTTCCTTCTGCGCGTTGGTTTGCCGCCTGCGCTTGCCCCGCTTCTTCGGGGACACATAGATCGGCTCCTTCAGCTCCTTCTGGGGGTGCTCCTTCAGAAAATCGGTGATCAAGTTGTGGATTGGGTTTCGGTACCAGACGCGCGCCGCCCTGTAGACGTCGCGGGTCTTCGAGCGGATGCTCCACGTCTTGACCATCCCGTCGCCCTTGCCCACGTCGACAACGGCCACGGACTCGGCGTCCTCGAGGATTTGCTGGTCGTAGACCACCAGCTTTCCGTCGGCAACCTTGACCACGAACCCATAGTCCGCGCCCAGGCGCTTCAACAGGGCGAGGTCTGATTCCTCGTGCTGGTCGGTGCGGTCAATCTCGACGGTGTCGCCCTTGTAGAACAGGTCAAGGTCGGTTCCCCTTACGATCTCCTCGGCGATCTGCCGAAACGTGACCGCCTCCCAAGCACGCGTCTTCTTGGTTCCTCGAACCTCCTCGTCGACGGGAACGGACGTGGCTCGTATCGTGACCAGCGCGGGCGGGCCGCCGACTTCGATCTCGTCGATCCACATGTCGCCCGTTTCGAGCTGGCCGTCGCCGAAGGCTGGCGAGATCGTGGCTCGCAGAAGCCCGCCCTTTTGGGGCAGCCACTCGTTGCGCCACAGCCCCTCGCGGTCTCGCAGGGTGACTTGCAGATCGTCCGCCTGCCCCTCGGCGTTGTCGGTGTAGTCGCACGCGAGAAGGTCTCCGGACTCGTCGACGAGGTAGCTACCCTGCTTCACCTCGTCGTCATCACCGCGGGAGATCGACACCCCCTCGTATTCGAGCTTTACCTTGGTGGCGCTATGTCCGGCACTACTTCCCATTGGTCAGCCACGGGGGCAACGGGGCCCGCGCTATCTCGCCCACCACGTCGGGGACCACCAGTGTGATGCCCGCCGGGAAGATCACGATCTCGCGGTACTGCGGGTTGGCCTCGATGAGCCAGTGCAGCTGCATCTCGTCGCCGTAGACCTTCCACGCGATCTTGTCCCAGGTGTCGCCTTGGACCGTGGCGTAGATCTTCGCCTGGCTACTCAAGGGCCAACCGCCTTCCCTGCGCGAGCAGTTCCTTCATCTTCTTTTCTAGGTCTCGGTGCCCCTCGCTGGTTGCTTTCTCTGCGGCGGATCGAGCCTCTGGTGCGGACGCGCCCGAGATTTCGATCTTCGGAGAATAGTGGACCGTGACGTCCCCGCCGCTCATGTTCACCGGGCTCATGTTGGCCGCTCGGTCTGCAAGACTCGGCGCCGGCTGCGACGAGTAGTCATAGCGACCGGCATTGGCGTTCGAAGTGATGTCGGCCGGCAGGTAACTCTGCTGGTCGGTAAAGCGAACCTTCCCTTTGAGGTATGCAACTATCCTCTCGTCCTCCTCGGCTTTCTTGTCCGTGAAGACGCCCTTCAGCTTGCTAACAACCTTGGCCACCGCCTGCGTTGGTAGGTCTCCCCATGACAGAATCCCATCAGCCAAACTCTTGATCAGGCGCTTCCCTTCCTCGGCAAGGTCGATCTTTTTGATGTAGTCGACCGTATCGGCCACGGTGTTTCGAACGGAGTTCCAGCCCATCTTGAATCCGTCGGTGATCTCGTCCCAGTTCTTCGCCCACAGATAGCCCGCAGCGACGAGAAGGCCGATTGCAGCTAGCAACAGTCCGATCGGCGCGAGAATGGCCAACAGTTCAGGGGTCAACGCGGCGGACGCGAGCTGAAAACCCGACATGGCCAGCTTCGCCGACTGAACCGCAACGATCAATCCCTGTCCAGCAGCCCCGCCACCAGCAAGGAAAAGGTTCAACACGGCCACGCTCGCGCCCACCTTGACGATTGTCTCGGTCAATTCCGGGTTGTCGCTCATCCACTGGGTGATCTTGTTGATCACGGGGACAACCTGATCGATCAGGCGCTTGAGCGTCGGGATCAGCGCGTACCCGATCGATACGCCGACCTCCTCAACCGATCCCTTGAAGCTGTCCCACTGCCCGGCCATCGTTGCGTTTTGCTTCTCTGCGATCTTCGCGGCGGTCCCCTGCTTGCCCATGATCTCGGTGAGTCTCTGAAGCTCGCCCGACATGGCCCGCGTGACCAAAACGGTTCCGGCCGTCGCCGCCTCCTCGCCGAACAAGGCTTTCGCTAGGCCGATGCGGTCAGCGCTTCCGAACTTCTCCAGCTTGCCGCCGATCTTCGTGAATACCTGATCGATCGCGAGCATGTTCCCGTGCGCGTCTCGCAGATCCTTGGTGCGCAAGCCAAGCCGCGCTAACGCCTTCTGTCCCTCGGCCCGCGGCGCCGCGATTCGCGACATGATCGCCCGCAGTGCCGTACCCGCCTCGCCGCCCTGGATACCAGAGTTGCCCAAGGCCGCCGCCGCCGCCGCAGTCTGCTCCAGCGACATGCCCGCCTCGCGCGCTTTGGGGCCAATGTACTTGAACGTTTCGCCCAATGACGCCAGCGTGGTCTTGCTATTGGTGAACGCGTTGGCCAGCACGTCGCCCACCTTGCCGGCGTCGCGCGCCTGCATGGAGAAGCCGGCCATTACGCTCGTGGTGACGTCGGCCGCCTCGCCGATGGAGACCTGTCCAGACGCCGCGATCTGCAACATGCCAGGCATGGCATCCAGGATCTGCTGAGTCTTCAGGCCGGCCTGGGCCAAGAACTGCATTCCCTCGGCGGCCTGGATTCCAGAGAAGCGCGTATCACGCCCGAGCTGGCGAGCCTGCGCCGCGAGTTTGGCGTACTCCTGATCGTTGGCCTGGGCGAGCGCACCGGCTCGCACCATCGAATCCTCGAACTGTGCAGCCATTGCAGCAGGCACAGCGAACGCACCAACGCCAGCGGCGGCCCATAGTGTTTTCCCCTTGGCCTCACTGTATTTCGATCGCGCGGCTTCCAGCTTGTCCTTGGCCGCCGCACGCGCGGCCTGATCGCCCTTGATCTTGGCTTCCTCCGCGCGGGCTTTGGCCATCTTCGCCGCAAGTCGCTCGGTGTCAGCTCCAAGAGAAGCCGTCGCCACTCCGGCCGCTGCCATAGCGGTTTTGGTCTGCTGCAATTGGTGCAACTGTAGTTGCAGCTCTGCCCGCAGCTTCGCGCTCTTGTTCGCCGCCGCGTCGTACTGATGGGCCAGGCCGCCCAGCGCAGGGGAAGGCGCCGACCGCATTTGCTGGTCTAGCTTGCGCTTCTCAGCCTCGACGGCGCGAAGCTTCGCCCCGGTCGCTTCGATCTGCTTGTGCAAGTCGTGGAACGCGGTGACGGTGCCTTGCGCCTTCTCGATGTCGGCGATCTGCTTGCCGACCTTCTGAAGTTGGGATGATGCCCCGGTCAGAGACTTGGGAAACGACGCCGCGATCTTGCCGGCGATTTCGAAGGCGATTTGGTAAACGCGGCTAGCCATCTAGCGCCCTCTTTTCCTCTTTGCCTCGTCCTCGCTCTGAACCTCGTTGATCGCTTCGATCCACTGGAATAAGTCGCGGATCGGGATCGACATCCAGTAGGTGACAGGCGTGAACGTGTTCGCCCGCGCGAGGCGATAGGCCGTCTTTCTAAGGTGGCTGATCGGATTGGGCCGGCGCCCACGGTGAGCACCGGCCCTGCCCCCATCCGTCAGCCAAACAAGAAACCCTGAACCGCCTGCGTGACTTGTCGATGGGTCTTGACCGGAAGGTTCTGAATCAACCCGTACGGAACGCCCGCGGCCTTGGCGGCCATGATTCCGAGATACACCTTGTCCCCATCGATGAACATCGAGGGGCCTCCCGCAAGCGCGTCTCTCTCGGCCTGAGCTTCTTCGCTGTCCTTACCGGTCAGGGAATTGAAGTTGAGCACAAGCTCAGACACTTCGGCATCCTCGTACTTCTCCGGCTTGGTCAGCTTGATGACCTTGCGGCCCAGATCCACAACCTCTTCGGTCTTCTTCTCGTTGCTCATGGTTACAGCCCCAAAGCCTTTCTCGCGCTCGCACTTGCGGCGACGTCTTCACCGTTGATCTTGTCGACCCCGTTTTCCTGGTCGATTTCGCGCACGCACTTGCCATCGATGTAGAGGCGATACGACCCCACCGAGAACTCGGCGCCCGAGTCCATCGCCTCGCCTGGCTTCATGCTTCCGGGGGAGACCCCGACCGGCGAGACGGTCATCGACGCGCGAACAGCCGTCGTCGTGAAGCTCCCGGTGTCGCTGTTCTGAATGGCTCCGCGGATGTCGAGCTTGTGCGGACCGGGGCCCGACAGGGTGACCAGCTCAGGCGTCAACACGCGGAAGTTGAGCTTCAGTGTCATGGGTTCGAACTGCCCGACAACCGGAACCTCGCGCCCGCCTCCCATGCCCGCGCCTTCGACGGTCGCGGTCTTGTACTTGATCTCGGGCAGCTCGGCGTCGACCAAGCCGGGCAACACCTTGCCGTCAAGGAAGGCCCGGCAATCGGCGATGAATTGGGGAATCGGATTCGTTGCCATTGGTCACCTCCTAGGCGAAGAGCTTTCCGTAATAGGTCACGTCGTACTCGACTCTGAAGGTGTGCCCCTGCGCGGGAGTGGGAGGGGCCCACTTGAACGTGTAGACGCATTGGCCGTCGGCAAGGCTGGAGATCGGGTTCAGCGCCTCGTCGAAGCTCACGCGCCCGCCGAGCAGAGCACTGCGCGCAGCCAGCCCGTTGAGTCGGTCGTTCTCCGAGTCGACCACGTTGTCGATCAAGCGACGGTTCGTCGGGTCGTCGACCTGTTTCTTGTGAGACAGGATGATCACCGTCGTGTTCCACACGCGCATGCGCGACGTGGGGATGAAGGCGAACGCGGGATCCGTGTTCGAGGGATAGCACGCGGTTCGGTTGCCCCACGAACGCCACCCGTCGGAGTTGATCGCGGTGACGATGCCGGCGTCGTTCAAGGCGTTGGCGTTCACCTCATCAAGGACAACCTCGGTCCCATCGGCCAGCGCGATTCCGTTGATCGGGAGCGTCTTATTGCTCGGCCCGACGAACGGGATCCCTCCGTTGTCCGCGTCGGTCTGCATGCACCGGGCAGCCTGAAGGGTCGACAGGTGGAAGAGCGTGTCTCCCATTCGGCCC